AGACTGTTTAATTAATTAAAATTTTCACGCATTGAAACCGGTATACATTAATGAAGGAACGTTTAAAATGTTATGATCCACGCGGAGATGTAGATATGAGACCAACAATTTCTGATAGGATATATGATTTAATTGATGATAAAGTTAAATATGTGGCGGAATTCAAACCAGACACATTTTTTGAAAAACTGTTCCAACCGCGGTATCCTAGGAAGATTGCAAAATACGTAAAAACTCTGTCTGAACGCCAAAATACCAGTGAAGAAGTTCCGCTACTACAAACCACCCAAGAAGAGAGTACCAAATTGAAATCCCAGTAAAATAAGAGAATATCAAAGCGAGTCCAATAGTTCCCAAAATATCATACAACGCGAATCCAAAAATTCTCGTTGCATGAAATCCTTTTTTCGGTTCACCAAAACTATGTTTGTTCATTATATTAACTAGACTTTTTTACATTGACCCATGGTCCGGAATTCTTTTTCCGCATTCCTTCGGGTGTAAATTCGTCTTGCGCAAGCATAGAGCTTGTGAATGGTTTATTATCTACCCAAAGGGAATCATCGCAAAGTTTAAATTGCGGATGTTCTGATGCTTTATACCAGAATACTTGGTCTTCTAGTCTATTTGATTGAACTCCATTGCATATGACTAGGCATTCATAATTTTCAGTGCATTGGTCCATGAATTGGCAAAACATTTCAAATGTTGGAAACATTCCTGCGAAATTTTCATAAATTCTTCTACGATTTGAAATACCGGTTTCTCGCAAAATAAATACGAAATCAATGTTTGTTCGCAAATTTGGGGTTACACCTAGCGGATACTGCATTGTAATCAGTGTTACCATGTCGATATGACGTCCGTTCATAAAAACATAGCGAGTAGATTCTTCTCGAATCCATGATGAATCGTAAAGGCAATCATCTAAAACTAAAAATGCGCGTGGGTCTATATTAGAATTTCCAGCACGTGTTCTTTTTTCATGTTCGCGGGTTTGTTTAACGGAAAGTTGGCGTTTAATGGCGCTCATGACAATATCTGGCTTGTATTTGTCGTGAATCAGCTTTGCCGGAACAATATCTTGGAAGAATGGGTTCGCAACTTCTGTTCCTGAAATGACTGTTCCAATTGGAAAACATGCTTGTGTATGGAACAAAATATCTTTTAGTAAAAAAGATTTACCGGTGTCTTTCTTACCGATTAAAACAATCATAGGCGATTTATGGGAATCTATAGCGCAACGACTTACTATAGTATCCATGTTGAACTTTTTAATTTGGAAGTTCATTCTTGAGTTTACCGCGTGAAGATTTTAATTTATGCTTTAACACAATCATATAATGGTGAAAAAGGGGGAACTTCGCACAATTCCTGTAAATCTGTCTCTTCATAAATATTCTTTGGACGAATTGAAGCGAGAAGCTGAGAGGGAATGGGGTATACAAAATTTACAGCCTTTTTTTCCGTCACTTGAAAAGTTATTTAAAACAGAAAATAAACCGAAACCGCTAGAATATGGGATTCAATTTTCTGATGAAATCCACAGTATTATCAGTAAGCATACAATTCGGACAAAAAGCGGAATTAAATCCATTCATAACAAAGTTAGTATGGTTTTAAATTCATACAAGTTTATTCAAGAAGATTATGGAAAAATAGGTCTTCCATCAACAAAAGAGCAATCCGAAAGTATTTATCATAAATTTCAAAATCCGAATAATTCCGCGTATATTGGCTCTCTTTTTTCCGCATTATTGAGTGAGTCCAGTTGTCCTAATTTTCCGAAGGTATATGGTATTTTCTTGGGAACCGCGGTAAAGCATACGATTGATATTTCAGATGATTACGAGGAATTATGCGAGCGTCCATGGTTTACACAAAATATTGGCAAAACATTTGATTTGAAAATTTCAGAAGAGACCGGCAATATATTTAAGCACACGCGAACATCAAAACTAGAGCTTAATTTAGGGGATGAAATGACGCTTGATGGTGTTGAAGAGTTGGCTGTTGAGCGTATTGAAGCGGAGCCATCGTCTCTTCAGCAAATGTTTAAAGAGCAAAAATCTGATGATAATATTTCAGACAGTTCTTCTGTTTCTACTTCTTATTTCTTTGATGTTCATTCATGTGATTGTGAGGAGGATGATCTCGAGGATGATGTGGATGAGGAAGATACTGAGCCATTCGCGTGGGCTACGTTTTCAAATGTGCCGGTTCAAATTACTGTTATGGAACAATGTGAGGGAACCATTTTCCAACTATTCATGTCATACAATGACAACGAAAAACACATTGCTTGGTTGACTCAAGTTATTTTGGCGCTATCATTTGCTCAAAAGAATTTTGGATTTGTGCATAATGACCTTCATGCGAATAATATTATGTATGTTTCTACGGAAAAGGAATTTTTATACTATTCTATGAACGGCCAATTCTACAAAGTTCCCACGTATGGATATATCATTAAGATTATTGATTTTGAGAGAGGGACCGGTTCTGTAAAAATTATGGGAATGAAAGAGCCTAAATTTTTCATGAGTGATCATTTTATGATTTCAGAAGAGGCTGGAGGTCAATATAACACTGAACCATATTTTACAAATAAATTTCCAAATGTTCGTCCGAATGCGTCGTTTGATTTGGCGCGATTCGCTACTTCAATGTTTTGGGACTTATTTCCAAATGGGCCGACGTGCGAAGAATATAGTAAAAACCAAATATTTCAATGGTTTACGAAATGGATGACAACAGAAGATGGCAAATCGGTCTTATTCCGCGATGATAAGAGTCGCCATGATAGATTTCATTCATTTCATCTGTATAAAGCCATTGTTCGATTTTGTAAAAACGCAGTTCCATCTAAACAACTGCAAAATAGTCCTTACATTGTAATATCTGTTTCAGGAGAAACTGTATGTGTCATTTAGTGAAATAAGAAGTTACATGATTTTCAATCTTATTTTTCGCATCATGCGTGTATGTATAATGTTGTAATATTGCATTTTCAAATCCAGTAGCTGAATATAATACATTCATATTTTCCGGAAGTTCAAATACATCAATGTTCTGCGATTCAATTTCATCATTTAAATAATACTGTTCATAACTTGGTTTATATCCCGGAGCATATTTATCAAATATAGTTTCAGTAAAATTAGAATATGTTTTTGGTATTCCAATCAATCCGCCATTATATTTAAATGATGGACAGTATTTATCATTTGGAAAGTATTTAGCATGAGAATCCCACGCTAAACATAATCTATTCATATTAAACGCTTTTATAATTTCTACATCCGGATTACTAGGTAGAAGATCTAAATCCCAACATATAATAAAGTCATAATTAGGTAATATTTTATGCGCTAGAAGTTTAAACCAAGATGGGTGTGAACCTCTAGTGTCAATATTTGATGGAATGTGTTCTATGAAATAATATTCAATAGAATGTTTATTAAAATAATGTGATAAAACCTTTTTTGAATTTTCTGCGTAAAAAGGATTTCCGATTGATAAGATCATAACACACCATTTAAATACCATTTTAATTATTTAAAGCATGGTTAAATTATTTTGTATGGATGCGCACATTTCTGTAATAGCTGATTTTAAAAGTGCAAATCCTGATATTGAAGTTATTGATTGGTGTTTATCGCAACATTCGTGGGTAATGAAGCGGAGTATGGATGTTCCTGAAATCATTCATCAATATTCATGGGATGTAATTAATGAAACTATGATAAAGCAATTTCAAGATGTATATGACGAATTTCTAAAACAATTTGATGGTTTCATTACCTGTCATGTACCCGCATTTGCGATGATTTATGAAAAGTATAATAAACCAATTTTAATGATTAATACATGTAGATTTGATTTGCCATTTTGTCAAACAAAAGATTATCGTATGCTTCAAGTATTTAAAGATTCTATTATGAGAATGAAGGATAGAATTACAATTGTTTCAAATAATCTTGGAGATCTTGAATATACACGACGTTGTGTAGGAATTACTCCGCTGTATAACCCATCTTTATGTTTGTATACAAATGTAAAATATACACCGACAAAAGATACATTTTTATGTCATTCCGGATCAACTCCGGCACATCCATTGATTACACAGCGGTCTGAATTGGGTTCACGACATGAATGGAGTGACGTAGTGTCCTATAAAGGAATTATACATGTTCCGTATGAAATTAGTACAATGAGTATGTTTGAGCAGTTTACGGCCGGATGTCCGCTGTTTTTTCCATCAAAGGAGTTTTTAAAATCAGACCCAAGTAATCTTATAACTATACGATCATATGGGGGGCAATCTGACCTATCAATAAATGACTGGATAGACAATTCAGATATGTATCATATATTTCAATCACTAAACACATACTATTATAATTCAATTGAACATTTATACGTCCTATTAAATGATTTTAAGTATGTAGATGACACAGAATTTCGTCAAAAATACATTGAAACTGTAAAAAATAATTGGAAAAAAATATTTAAAAGCTAGGAGTTCCTACAAACATTTCTTGAACTGCGGGAACGGTTTCCGCAACAGTCTTGGTAACTTCTGGAACATCAACGGAGGTTGCGAATACAACGCCGGACGTAATAAGACCGCCAAATAGAGACAATTTCAAAGCATCTTCCCATAGAATTGGTGCGCCAACTGATTTACGCTCTAAAGCGTAAATAATGAATGTAACTAGGGCAACTGCTATGGAGGCAATTATCATAGCATACATTTTATAGCGAGTAAGAGTGAATCTTTACAAATTTAGAACGAGCTCGCCACTTGGTTCCAATTCCACTTGTTCTGAAATTTGTGGTGGTGCCGGCGTAGGAGCTTCCTCGTCCAAATTCTCATACTGTAACTCCGCAGTTTCGTCGCTAAGATGAATTTTTGGTTGCTCTTCTTCTTCAGAATCTTCATCATCATCTTCTTCTTCAAATTGAACAGCGCCCTTCTTTTCCTCTGCAAACGTTGGTAGTTCGGGAGTTGTTTCCGGCTCTTCAACGAAATATTGTTTCGCAATAGCCCCCCACGGAATAAACGAAGAAATAACCGTGTCAACCATAAGTTTGATTCTATTATTAATTTCCTGACGGTTTCTAGCTTCTATTTCAGTGGGAAATTGGGAAGTTTTAAATAAAAATGCAACCTGCCACAACTCTCGCGCTGCGGAAATATACAGTGTATGAATAAATTTTGAGAGAGACGGCCTTTCAAAATCAATCTTGATTTCGTTTGATGTCCCGCGGTAACGAATTGAAGCAAACGCCTTCATATAGGCCAGAAATACTCCCATAAGAAGATCATCCATATAAGAACATTTGCTAACCTTTAGTATTCTTTCAACTTCCGTAGAAAGAGTCGAATCTGACCACTCGGGAATGCGTGTTAGCATATTCTGAAATGTTCTTAGAACTTGATCCGGTTGCCCATTTCGCTCACACAATTCGTTCGCGGAATTATAAATACTCCAAAATCCTTCAGAAACCGGAGAAACTAGAAGACCAGTAAGATGTTCTTGTAAATGTGTCTTGGCAAATGCAGTATCACCCATTTATTACACAAATCTATATTAATATATCAATTTTAACGAAAACGAATTTTTTTAAAATATGACTTGATTTGTCAACGCGTAAAAAATAAAAAGCTATCCGCGTGAATGTCTAACTTTAAAGAAATTGAAAAAATTTTAAAAAAGGTTGAGCATCTTCACCCGCATGGCAATTTTATTGAAAAAATGCGCAAAATTTATGAGGAAGAAAGAATTCTAGGTATAATTAGATATCTAAACAATTGGCAAACTCAAGAGCACAAAACGAAGCGAATTGATCCAAAACATAGATGCTACGGAATATTTTGTAAATGTCCAACAGTAGCATATGGTGTCGCAAATTGTGTTTTAGCAGTTGTTCATAAAATTGAATTCTAAAAAACGGATTCTTTTTCCATTATGAAAGGAATTTCAGAACGAAATGGAGATTATCACAATTATCGCTGAGAAGTACGGCTTCAATGCTGAGGAGGCACTTGCTTATTACGAGACAAAGACCGGCGGTGTTAGTCCAACAAAGTCTAAGAAGCGATCAACCGAAGAGAAGCTCAAGGATGATATTGCTGAGTTAAAGGAGAAGATTCCCGCAAAGAAGGGAAAGCTACTTGAAAAAGCTAAGCAAAAGCTCACAGAACTTGAAACCAAGCTCAGTGAGTTAACGAAGAAGAAGGCTCCGGCTCCGGCTCCGGCTCCAGCCCCAGTCGTCCAAGCTCCGCCCCCAGCTCCAGTTCCGGCCGAGCCGGCAGAAGAAAAGCGAATTAAGCGGATGACGCCGACCATCACAAAGCAACTCAAGGAAGAGTTGAATAAGGTTGGTCTTGAGGTTGATGACAAGGTAAAGAAAGAGTTTACAAACTATGTGAATTCCTTGGACAGCGAAACGTGGAAGGCTGGTGGTCTGGCCGACCATATCCGCGAGTTTGTGGATTCAAAGGCTCCTGCGAAGAAGGAATTGACAGTAGAAGCGTCCGCTGATCCGAAGGTGATGAGCCTTGACGAGCTTAAGAAGATTTCGCTTCTTACAGAGGTTGATACACCGGGTGTATACTGGAATGGCGACGATGGAGTGTTTGTAACAGGTCCTGCGGACGAGGAAGATGAGGACATGAAGAGTGTTCACAATTTCAAGGATGCGGACTATGTTGTAGGCGAGAAGAGTGGACGAGTATACCTAGTAGGGCCTACGAAGGATGTCTTCGCGGGATTTGCTGGAATTGGGAAGTTTAAGAATATTCCGGCCTAAATAATATTATTTGAACTAAATACTCTTATGAAAAAAACTATTTGCGGTAATAACCAAAATGAGAAAAAAGGAATAAAAAACGCAAGAGCTCCAAATAACATTGGAGAAATAAAATTATTTCCAAACTCTATAGCCGAGAACACGGATAGAGCATGGAGATAAATTCCAAAGAAATATGCTAAATTTTTTGCTAGAATTCCAAAAAATGACATAGCGTGTTGTGACGGCGTTTTATTGTCCGGTGAACTTATAGCCGGCGCAGAAACACTAAATTTTTTTCCATCCACAACACTTTGTGAACTCGAGGCCCCATTAATCGTATATTGAACCTCAAGCGATTTTTGTTTACTGGGATTTGGGTCCGGAATTCCAACAGCTTTGGGACTTACAATGATATTGATTGAACCATTATAAATTTGATCTTGTAAAGCATTTGTAACATCTGTAAAGTTTCCTGAATATCCGTATTCCGCTTTTACAATCTTTAATCCATCAGCTTCGCGCGCCGGAGGTGCATTTATAATCACTGAATTTCCATCCTTTTCCGTAAGAGTAGTTGTCGCGCCACCGTTAATCGTGTATGTTAACGTAAGTGTTTTTGTTTGCCCCGGAGCGGGGTCTTGGACGTTTAAAGCATCTGGAGTTACAACAAACGATAATTTCCCTTCTGATATATGCGAATTCACCGCATTTGAAACATCAACTGTTTGAGAACCAACACCATACAACGCCTTTGAGATAGCAATTCCAGACATTGTTCCTTATTATGATGAGAATACGACATTTGCGACGCCACCAATAACTCGTAAGAAATTGTATGATTCTACATAGACATTCGTTATATATGTATAATTGAACGTTTGATTTCCGCTTTTATTAATTACAGTAATGATGTCGCTTGGAGAATATAACAAATTTCCAAAAGCGTCTGTTGCATTCGGATTTACTACTGTTGGATTAGGATTTCCGGCCGTTGATTTCAATATACATACCTGTGTCTGCGGTTGAGAAGATACTGCAAATGTTGGTTGAACATATGAATTTCGAAGTATCGTTTTATTAAATTGTGAACCATTCAGTTGTCCGGACGGTTGCGTTGTGTGGTGATCTAGCGCAAAAGAATATTCGTAAATTCCTGATAAATCGGTGGATCTTCCGGTCTGAAACCTATACAGTTGTAGTTGATTAAAAAATGGTGTTTGTTTATATCCAAATCGTTCCTTTCCGTCCAAAATCACACTTGACTCTAACAAAATATCGCGATTTGTTATATTTGTTGATTGGGCGTTTCCCGACGAATACCATGGCGTCATTCCGCTTAATGATGTCGAGTCAATGGGTGGTTTATGTGGGTCATCCCAGTTTGTGTAGTTATCGAAATCATTCATCTGATATCGGTCATTTCTCTGCGATACCCAAACAATTCGAGTGCATAAATTTCGCATCGTCATTTCAATGTCGTTTCCTGCGCCATACTGTCCTTCTTTTCTAACATAATCTACCTGCGGAATAATGAATGAATGATCTGTCTTCGCAATGTGAGCCATTTCTTGATCTGTAAGAAACACGTAGTTGCATTCCATGAATGGATTTAAATTCCATAGCGATAGGGATGGGTTTGTCGGGACAGTTGGGTCAACGTATGTTGGCGGTGATAGAAAGTGGGGGATTTGAAATAAACTATTTGAGGAGTCCGGCGCAATGCGTTTTCCGTATGTCGGTGAAAGCGGATTGACATCTTTCACTGTGAAAAGTTGATACATATTTTTAAGTTCTACAACAAACTGGCATTCCGAATATTGAAGAGCTACAAGCGGTAATGCGGACCCAATATCTTCACAAAACCAGAAGTGAAGCGGAATAGTTAACGTTCTACCCGCAATACTTGGAGCTGACTGGGATGTAGATGTTGAAATAGCGTGTGGATATTGATTTATACGGTCATATGCGTTGGCCGGATCATACAGTTCGGGGACATTTCCGACCATTTGGTCAAGTAGTGCCTTTTTGTTGGCATCAAACTTTAGAGTAGCGTATAATTTCATCCATTCGCCGGTATGGCGGACAATTTCTTGTCCATTGATTGTGATTGCAACATAATTAATCATGTTATAGCCAATGTTCTTTATCCATTGAAATTCGTAACCAATCGCTGTAGAACTTGAACTAACGGATGATGGCAATGTTGTTGCTGGAACGACCGGTGAAAATATGTCCGGAAGTTGGATATTTAAATAGCAGTCGTGAAGCATTTGAGCGTAAGGTTCAATGCGGGCGCGCAATGTTAGAGACCCATATTGTGGAAGATTAATGTTTGTAGTTTTGAAGTATAATCGAAAGTGTTCCATCGCGAAATCAGTGTGACGTTTGTATACAGAGCGGAAGTGTGTGAAAGAAGGATTTCCATTTACAAGTTGGTCTTGGGCGCCTTTGCCCACGAGTTGCATTAATCCGCCAGTCATTCCTATTTATATTGTCTCGTTTAAAGATTCAGTGTTTCTTCCACATGAATTAGCAAATGGACCTCGCATATGTATCGTTAGCGGTTATAGCATCAATGGTTCTCGCTTTGTCTGGGCTGATTGCTTATTTGTATTGGCAAAATACACGTATTCTCCAACAGCTTCAACAGTTAGCATTAGTTGTTGCGTCGCATCTGAATGAACAACAGCCTCTTCCAAAACAAGAACCGGTCCCCGAGCCAGCCCCCGAGCCTGTCCCCGAACCTGAGGCTGAAGAGGAAGAGGAAGAGGAAGAGGAAGAGGAAGTGGATGACCGCGTGGAGGTTGTTGAGGGTCCCCCCGCAGTTGATGTTGATGATTTACATTCTAAGACTGTGAAGGAGCTCCATGAAATTCTTACAAAGAAAGGCATTCCATTTGGAAAACGCGATGCTAAACCAGTCTTAATTCAGCTACTCAAAGCAACCGCGTAAAACGAATTGTTTTTTTACAATACAGTGTATATTACGCTAAAATGCGCTTGATTGATTTAGTAAAAGCGAATCCCGACAAGGATTGGTATTGGTATGCATTATCTGAAAGTCCGAATATTACATGGGAAGATGTACAAAACAATCCAAATTTATATTGGAATTGGAATGGATTATCTCAAAATCCGGATATTACATGGGAGATTGTTCAAGAAAATCCAGACAAAGATTGGGATTGGTATGTATTATCTATGAATCCGAATATTACATGGGACATTGTTCAAGCAAATCCAGACAAGCCTTGGAATTGGGATGGATTATCTCGAAATCCGGATATTACATGGGACATTGTTCAAGCAAATCCAGACAAACCTTGGTGTTGGACGTACTTATCTATGAATCCCAATATTACACCAGACATTGTTCAAGCAAATCCAGATAAAGATTGGAATTGGCGCGGATTATCTTTAAATCCGAATATTACATGGGAGTTTATCAAAGCAAATCTAGATAAAGATTGGGATTGGCCTTGGTTATCTGGAGATGCAAATATTACATGGGAGTTTGTTCAAGCAAATCTAGATAAAGATTGGTGTTGGAGGTACTTATCTTTAAATCCGAATATTACACTAGACATTGTTCAAGCAAATCCAGACAACCCTTGGAATTGGGTGTACTTATCTATGAATCCGAATATTACATGGGAGTTTATCAAAGCAAATCTAGACAAACCTTGGAATTGGTTTGAATTATCTGAAAATCCAAGTATTACATGGGACATTGTTCAAGCAAATCCAGACATGCCT